TGTACTTCATCTTCAACAACACTACGGGTGGCTTTGCCGTCACCGTTAAAGTCTCAGGTCAGACCGGGGTTCTTGTACCCAACGGCAAGAAAGTCATCCTTACCTCCAACGGTACAGACATCGTTGAAGCGGCGAACCAAGTAGTAGGAGCGTTTGGAGTTGGCGGAACCGCTACGATGGCGGCGATCAACGCCTCTGGCACGGTAGCAATGGCAGGAGCGGCTACGGTTGGGACGACTTTGGGTGTGACCGGCACCAGCACGATGGCGGCGATCAATGCGAGTGCGCAGATCACGCAAACTATTGCAAGCGCATCCAATCCAATCAAGATCGGGGTGCTGTCTGACGCTGCTCAGTATGGGGCTATTTCACTAAATAACGTACTTAGCTCAACTGGAATTATTGGTATTTATGCCCGTGGTTTTGGAGACGTTGATCTAGCAATAAATGTTCCAACTGGATCAGTAATTAGAAATCGCATCAATGGAACTGATGCGATTGTTGTCTCCTCCACCGGCCTCTCCGTAACCGGGACTCTTTCCAGCACCGGACAAGTAACGGTTACAGGTACTAGTTCAATAGGGGGCGCAGCAACAGCGTATCTAGGAACATCAGGTACGGGACTTTTATTAAATACTCCAACAGGACAGTTTGGGACTTTGTCGTCTGCTAATAATGCCGTTGTGCAATGGCAAACGGGGGCCGTAACCATAACCGGCACCCTCGGCGTGACGGGGCTGCTTACCGGAACTACCGCAAAGATAAAAGTTACTGGTGGTACGCCAATGACCAACTTCATTGGTTTAGGGCAGCTCAGCAACGACACGTCTTATAGCATAATCACATTTAACGATGTTTACACCAAAGAGGGATCTGCAGGGGTACGCGGGGGTGTAGCTGGAGATTTGTTCCTTAACGTACCGACTGGTAGCGGAATTCTTACGCGTGTCAATAACGCAGATGTGCTTACTATCGTGGCGGCTGGAATAATTATTGCAAACGGTACTGTTGCTGCGCCTTCGCTAGTATTCGCGGGAGACACTGATTCAGGGTTTTTCAAAGGCACAGGCTCGTCCATTTTGGCGGGATTAAACGGCACAGAAGTGCTGAATATAAACACCTCGACGTTTGACGTAAAAGGGGGGCTAGCGGCTAACTTTCCCGCGAACGTGTCTATCGTAGGTGCGCTCTCTAAAGGCTCAGGGTCGTTTCGCATTGCTCACCCGCTACCCGCGCTGAACGAAACGCACGATCTAGTCCATTCGTTTATCGAAGGGCCACAAGCTGATTTGATCTATCGTGGGCGCGTTGCTTTGGTAGATGGAAAAGCCACCGTCAATATAGATGCCGTTGCGACAATGTCCGATGGTACGTTTGAAACACTCTGTCGTGATGTCCAGTGCTTCACCAGCAATGAGACAGATTGGAGTCATGTGCGTGGGTTTGTTGCTGGAAACATTCTTACCATCGAATGTCAGGACACAGCGTCGATTGCTGCAATTAGTTGGATGGTTATCGGCGAACGTCAGGACAAGCACATGATGGACACAACGTGGACTGATGACAATGGCAAGGTGATCGTAGAGCCATTAAAGCCAATTCCACCTATCGTGGTCGAAGAAGATGTACCGCAGTACACCGGAACAACACATAAGGATATAACGTGAGCGAAGAACTGAAAACTGAGCCGCAGGACATTGTGCAAGCCGTCCAGATGCAGCGGGACGCAGCATTGAATGAGGTCGTGCATCTCCGTGCGCTGCTGGCTGCGGCTGGGCGCAGGATTGAAGAACTGACCAAACCCGTAGTCAAAGAAGAGTGATGGCGACCACCAACGAACTCGACGTTCGCCTGACTTCGCATGAGGCTGTGTGCGAGTTGCGGTATGAAACCATCAACGCCCGTCTGAAGCGGATTGAGCATATCGGCTTGAGCGTTGCTGGTTTCATCATTGCCATGCTGCTCCATCTTATCTTGAAGGTCTAAAATTGTTACCGATGCTCCGGTTGAGCGGAAACTTCTAGGAGACTATTATGGGCTGGCTCAGAAAACGTTTTGGTGAACCGTCAACTCTGGCAGGACTTGGGATTTTGTTTGCTGTTGGAATCCCGCTTGTCCCGCAGCAATATCAAATGCTTGTGCAGGGGCTGGCGGCTGCGCTGGGTCTGGGTGCGGCTGGACGGGCAGATCCGGGTAACAAGTGACCCCTCATTTCACCCTTGCTGAACTAACCCGTACCGACCACCGGACACTCGACAACACTCCAGACGCAGACGCGTTAGCCAACCTGCAAAGGCTGGCGGAGTTTCTGGAGCGGGTTAGAGAGGTTCTGGGTGGTAGGGCGGTGATGATTACGTCTGGATATCGCTCTAAGTCTGTAAATTATGCTGTTGGGTCGAAGGATACAAGCAAGCATAGGTTAGGGCTTGCTGCCGACTTTAGGGTGCCGGGGATGAGTCCACAAGAGGTAGTCGGTGCGATTGTGGCCTCTGGAATACCTTACGACCAAGTGATTAAAGAGTACGATTCTTGGACGCACATATCCATACCAGCGTTGGCCCACTACTGTAGGCGTGAGGCGCTAATAATCGACAAAACCGGAACGACATTTTTTGTGTAGGTAACCATGCCGCTTCAGAAACTACTGTTTAAACCGGGCATCAATAGGGAAAGTACCAACTACGCCAACGAGGGTGGTTACTATTCCGGGGACAAGGTTCGCTTTCGTTCAGGCTATCCTGAAAAGATTGGCGGCTGGCAAAACATATCCTTTGGCTACACCTACAAGGGTGTATGCAGACAGATGTGGAATTGGATTCCACTGGATGGTTCTAATTTAAACGCGCTGGGGACAAGCCAGAAGTTCTATGTAGAGAACGGTGGGTTCTACAACGACTGCACCCCACTTGCTGCTCCCGCTGCGGGTATTAACAACAACCCATTCTCAACCACATCTGGCAGCAGACTGATCACCGTCACCGACACATCACACGGTGCGTCAGCGGGGACGTTTGTTACTTATGCCGGGGCCACTGCTACAGGCGGGATTCTGGCGGCTACCCTGAATGCTGAGTTTGAAATCATTACCCTGATTGACGGGAATAGCTACACCATTATTAGCCCAACAACAGCCACTAGTACTGCTGTTGGCGGTGGAGCGGGTGTAACCGCAGCCTATGATATTTCCGCTGGTGGTTCCGTTTACACCGTAGGTGTTGGCTGGGGCGCTGGGCCTTGGAGTCGGGGTACTTGGAATTCTGCGTCTAGCGTAGGGGTTGGTGTGCAGCTACGGCTGTGGACGATTGACAACTTCGGGCAAGACTTGGTCTTTGCTCCTCGCAACGGCGCACTTTATTACTGGGAAAAAGATACAACAACCTACCCCAGAGCCATCACTCTGGCTGCTGCGTCTACTGCTGCTGGGTATGACGGAACCTATGTACCCAGCCAGACACTTCAGATACTGACCTCTGGGATTCAACGGTTTGGCTTGTGCTTTGGGGCTAACCCCTACGATCCATCCACGCCAAGCACTACATTTGATCCGATGCTTGTACGCTGGTCAGATCAGGAAAACATCTACGATTGGGTTCCTACGACCTTTAACCAATCGGGTGAGCAACGCCTTTCCAATGGATCGACCATCGTTACGGCAGTCCATAGTAGGCAAGAGAATATAGTATTCACAGATACGGCGGTCTTTGTCATGCAGTATCTGGGGCCACCTTACATCTGGGGATTCCAGTTAATAACTGACAACATTTCTGTAGCATCACCCAACGCAGTAAATTCAGCAAATAACGTGACGTATTGGATGGGTGTGGACAAGTTCTATACCTACACAGGAAGGGTTGATACGCTAAGTTGCACTATCTGGAAGTACATATACAACAACATCAACAAAGACCAACTGTACCAAATCGTTTCTGGAACCAACGCCGAATACAATGAAGTGTGGTGGTTTTACCCTTCGGCTGGGAGCCTTGTGAACGACAGCTACGCCATATATAACTATATGGAAAAGATCTGGTACTACGGAAGTCTAAATAGAACCGCATGGCTGGATAGCGCGTTGAGGCAGTATCCGATGGCAGCATTTAGTGTTCAGGTAACCTATCTGGCTGTTGCCATAACCGCATCCGATACAACCATCATACTTCTCAACTCCGGGTCTTACCCCACCACAGGGTCTATTCAGATCGACTCTGAAATCATTTCTTATACGGGGAACAGCAATAACGTCCTGACGGGTTGTATCAGGGGGTTGTTAGGCTCAACCGCCGCATCCCATGTGCAATACACCGTTGCCCCGCTATACACACCCAATCAGGTCATGTTCCATGAACTTGGTGTTGATGACGGCTCCCTGTCTGTTTCCACGGCAATAGCTGCCAACATACAGACCTCTGATTTTGATATTGGTGATGGGCACAACTTTGGGTTTGTCTGGAGGATGCTGCCGGATGTGACCTTTAACGGTTCTGATGTTAACGCGCCTAGCTTGTTTTTGACGCTCAAGCCTAGGGTGAACTCAGGTACTGCCTACGGGGAGCCTTCTCCCAACACTGTGTTGAGTGCCGATAACTTTGCGGGTAACACAACCTACATCATAGAAACATACACCGGACAGGTTTACACGCGGCTGCGTGGGCGGCAGATGTCGTTTAAGATTTCGTCTACATCACTGGGTGTGGCTTGGCAGTTGGGTGCGCCAAGAATTGATATCCGCGCTGACGGCAAGCGGTAAGGACTCACTAACATGGTTAATATACTTCCTGCTAAATCCCCTAACCTGC